GATTGCCAGGGCCTTCTTCCTGGCGGCAGCAAGAGCTGCCTCTCGCTTGAGGCGAGCGTTCCGAACAGCAGGAGTTTCCAGTCTGCGTACCAGTTTGCTTGCCTGGGCTGCTCGCCTGGCGGCGTCTGCCGCTGGACTAGCCATCAGCTAACCCCCTGGAATCCGAAGTCCTGAAGGACTTTCTTGGCAATCGACTGAGTCGAATCTTGCGCGTTCTGAGTCTTGAGCCATTCAGGCTTCTTGCGCATTTCCTGCTCGAACTGCCATAGTGATTTGGAGCCAGGCTTCCCATCAGCAGTAGTCGAGCTAATCGCGCCCCGGATGTCCTTATCGAACAGATCGATGTCGGCTGGGTTTTTCTCCAGGATCTTGGCCTTTGCCTCAACGAAAGGAGAGACGATGTCCTGTAGATCCATACCAGCGTCCAGCTCTTGAGCGTATCCCGGAGCAAGAGACTTCGCCATCTTGCGAACTTGACGTTGGTAGAAGTCCGCAGTCTGGTCGCCCTTCGCGATAGCTTGAGCCCATTGCTGCTCGGTCGACTTGGAGAGCTTGACCCCATTCTTGTACGCGGTCCCGAGAATAGTCTCGATGTCGTTCCCAGCCTGCCCACGGTAGACACCGTTGGTGGCCTTGACGTAAGAACCGAGCGTGTCGCGGATCTGCGCATCGTTCCATCCGAACTTCATGGCATTCTGAGCGATCCGGAGGATCATCTTCGAGTCAACGGATGCACCGAGCTGAGCCGCTGCATCCTTGATCTGAGCGGTCAGGTTGGACCGCTTCTCGTAGAACGACGCAGGGTCAGAGGTGCGCAGCAGTTCGTACTGCCGCGCCGACTCGCCGTGCTTCTTGTACCACGAGATGCCCTTGAGCTGAGCAACGAACTTGTCGGGGGTCCACTGACCCTTGACGGCCTTGTTGAACAGATGCCACAGGGACTTGTCAGACTTCAGGAATGACAGTGCAAAGCCATAGTTCGAGGCCATCTCGCTCTTGCTGAGTTCAGGCACTGGCACTCCTTACTTGTAGTTGATGGCTACTCCCCAGGCACCTTCGTTGTGTCCGAGTTTCCGGATACGCGACGGCTTGCCTGGTCGAGAGAATTCCATGATCTGCCCGCCACCGATGTAGAGGGCGATGTGATCGGCACCGTTGTTGCGGGACGAGTTGTCCCAGGCAACGAGGTCACCGGCCTGGAGGTTGTTCAGAGCTGTGCGCTTGCCGTAGTTTGCCTGTTGGTAACTGATGCGAGGAAGGTGCACGCCGAACTTGCCCAGTACGTATTGTGTGAACCCTGAGCAGTCGAACGAGGTGGACGGGTTAGATCCACCCCAGGCGTACGTCATTCCTAGAAACTTCTTCGCGTACTCGACAACCTCGGCCCGAGTGCCGGTGGCATTGCCACCACCACCGGTAGACGCAGTTGTCTTTGTGTCACCCTGCAAGCCAGCCATCTGGGCTCTGAAGCCTGACAGCGTTCCGGTGTCCAGATTGCTCCTGAAGTTCTCGAACGATGCCGTGGGCATCAGGTCATCAACATCAGGAGCGTCGATCATGGTGCCGGACCCGACACCGGACATGTCGGTGTCGATGCCCAGCGGTTCAGGCTGGGGAAGGCTCATGGATTAAGCACCCCCGGGAGCGCCAATAGCGCTCTGTAGCGCGTTGAAGTACGTCGTGGCTGCCTGGTAGGCACCCCACTCCGGATCGGCCACAGCCTTGTCCTCAAGGTCTGAGGCGGGGTTGTAGCGTCCCGTGCTAGTCGACTTGGAGTTGACGACCTGACCTTCCTTGTTGGTGGTCGCGGTAGTCGTAGTCGTCTCAGGGTGAGCCCGGTACTTGCGCAGCATCATCGACGTGTAGCGGTCCAGCTCGCCGTCATCAGGAGCCCGGCCAAGCTGTTCCTTGAACAGCGTCTTGATAGCAGCAGCGGCATCCGACTTGTCGGGGATGAAGACGTTGGTGTCTTTCCGTGTAGTCGTACCGCTGAGATCCTGTACCTTCTTGCCACCAGGCCCTAGGCCGGTGTCCTTCGCGTACAGGTCCATGAAGGCCCAAGGTGTAATCTTGCGGCCTGCGTTGGTGTAGTAGTCCGATGCTCCCTGGACTGCGGTCTGCCAGCCCTTGAGCTGAGAGTCCCAGTCATCAGGAGTCGAAGCGAGGCCAGCGGCATAGAGCCGCTTGCCCCACTGCGCTCGTTCTTCATCAGACCATCTGTAGATATCGATCATCGCGTCATCGAGAATCTTGGTCTCGCTGCCGGTGTAATCGTGTCGTGCCTCAGCCCGGGTAGCATTACCCCACCACACCATTGGTGCGGTGTGAATTCCGTCTAGGGAATTAGTAGGTCTTGCACTGAGCCCTCGCTGGGCTGCGGCTGCGTCTTGACCACTAAGGCCGCCGGTACCTGAGGACCCTTGGGTTGCGAGCCATTCTTCGAAGCTGGACGCCATGGAAGTAGATCCCTACTGATATCGTCTGATTCCAAAACTCGGTTGTAAATCTGTTCGAACCCTGGACTGTTGTCGACGAGATAAGCGCGGTAGCTGTCCCACATGTAGGCAAGGTCTTGATTCATGTCATTGCCGATGCCATGCTCGGGACGAGCATCGAGTTCGGCCTTGATTGCTTCACGAGCTTCCAGGTAGTCCTGAAGGGACTTCTGATCTTCTCGCTTGGCGAATGCAGGATCACTCGCCCACTTCTTCTGAGCCAGAGTCACAAGATCCTGGACACCTGATGTGTCCCTCTGGTTGAACGCTGAGTACCAAGCGCTGTTCTCGGTACCGAGGTACTGAATGTAAGACTTCTTGGCTTCGGCCAGATCCTCTGCGCCGGTCTGCTGGATGTTGGTCAGACCTCGTTCCTTGAGCTTCAGGTCAATGGCGGTAGCCATCTTCGAGTACTGAATCCAGCCCTCTTGTTCCTGATTCTTCTGTAGGGCCTGAGAGGCACCGAGCTGCGGGTTGGCCGCACCACGGAACTTCTTGCCCTGCCCGGCCTCAGCCTGGCGTTGCCAGGTGTTGATGTCGGAGGACCATTCGCCGGTCAGGTTCTCTGTACCGACGAAGAACCACCCGTGCTCCGGGTCGCTCTCGATGTCCTTGCGATACTTCTGCGAAGCCTTGTACGCAGCGTTGGTCGCTGCGATGCCCGTGTTGTTCACGGACAGGTTCATGGTCGCGCCGAAGTACCCTGGGAAATCGTTGTAGAAATCTGCCATCCAGTCTTTGCGCTTGGGATCATTCTGGTACTCATGCGCCTTGTCGATATACATCTGGTCTTTAGGCGTCGGCTGGATACTGACAGGAGCGGCGTTGTTGAGTCCCGCTCGCAGGAGGAACCAGTTGCGAGTTCTGTTCTTGATCTCGTCGTGCGTAGGATCTGTCTTGCGCTCACCGCGCTCCTTGCGCCCACGTTCCTGGGCCATCAGCAGAGCGTAGATCTGCGCGTTGTCCTTGGTGTTGAACAAGGCATCCTCTGCCTGCTTCCACCAGCTCGGCTCAAGCTGGCGACGGGTGCTGTCGTCGGTGATACCGAACGGCAGGAAGTACCGCATCACAGGATTGTCCACCATGTCCGGCCACATCTCTGTGGCAAGCTTGTTAGTGGGAATCGAGACCAGGGGGCCTACGCCGGGGAGCCAGGGCGGGTTGCCCTGGAAGAGGATGTTAGCGCTTGTCTTGTTGATCTTAAACCCGCCGCCAGCGGCGAGCTTGCTCAGTCCCGGGATTGCCGGGACGATGATGTTCTGACCCTGACCACGGTACTTCGGGTCAGTGATGACGTTGCCGTCTTCGTCTCGGGTCTTTCCATCACGGCCTACGTGATTGCCCTCAGAGTCGACCACGATTCCAGCAGCGTTAGGAGCACCCCAGGCTTGGCCAAGGTACCCAAGCTGCTTCGGGTCTTCGCCGATGAGCTTGCTCCACTTCTTTGCCGTGTCTTCCCACGCGGAGAAGAACGGCGACAAGAATCGCAGAGAGTGCGACATGGTGGAACTGTGGCTTGAGTCGAACAGAATGTTGGCAACCTCCTGGCGGGCCTTGCGGTCCGCCGTCTTGCGAAGGTTTTCTATCCCGATCTTATCAATGCCCTCATCGCCAAGTCTGTCGATGACATCACGCATGTTGCTGCGGAAGGCGTGAGCGTACAGCGGACTCCGGCCCATGATGGTTTCCGGAACGTCGGCCGCCCAGTCGTACCAGCCCTTGCGGATCTTATCTACCCGCTGACCGAACGACGTCTTGGTAAGAGGAGAGAAGCTTTCACCGTGAACGTCCATCGGCAGGACCTTCTGGGTCATGTCGTTAAGGCCGGTCTTGGTGTTCAGCGTTCCCTTGCTGCCACCTTCCTTGATACTCTTGTAAGCATCGGCGGCCTCTACCTTGGAGGCGCGGATTTCTCTCAGCTCGTCCCGAGCCTCTTTCAGAACCCGGAGAGCTTCCTTGCGCTCCGGAGAGCGCGGGGCGGTAGCCTCCCAGTCCGCCTTCAGCTTCTTGGTCCGAAGGAAGGAATCCCGGGCTGCCGTGTCCTTCGCCTTCTTGGTGGCGTAGGCAGCAGATACTTCCGTAACACCCTTGCGCCCAGCCTCAAGGTCGAACAGCCCCTTGGCCTTCTCCGGATTGGAGATGGTCTGGCGAAGTTCGGCCGTGGGCAGGTACTGGTTTACGTGCCCCTGGACCCGAGCGATCCACTCGTCCTGACTGACCGACTGTCCACTGAACTCTGTCCACTCTCTACGAGCGGCAGGGTCCTTGTTGACGAACGCCTTGATGGCGGCCGGGTCATCGTTCAGGGTAGCGAACCGAGCGGTGGGCGAAGTTCTGATCTGATCGGCGGCGCGCTTCCAGTGCTGGAACCATTCCGGATCGTCAGGCTTTACCTTGCCGTAGTTGCCCTCTGCTCGCAGCTCGCGGAGCGTGCGGGCGCTGATATCGTTGAAGATGTCAGCAGCAGCACCGCCAGTACTGTGGAGAGCAGACGAGACTTTCTGAAGTTCTTCATCATCCCTAGCCGCCCTGACGTCGTAGCCCTTGTAGGGCTTGCCCTTCATCTGCTGTGCCTTGAGTGCACCAGGCATATCTCCCTCGCGGAAGATTCCACCCTTGAGGAAGTCGGAGAGGTTCTTCTCCCCTTCCTTGTTCTCAAGCGCGTACTTGACGACACCGTTAGCCGTTACCGACTTCAGGTTGGCCATGTACTGGAGTGCGCCCAGGTGAGACAGGAGTCGCATCTGAGTATCCACCTGGATACGAACCGGGTAGGCAAGACGCATCAGCGCCGAGTCTTTCCAGGCACGGGTTACCATCGTCAACCAGTGTCCAGCGCTCTCAATGAACGCATCGTTCAAGTCGTGTGCGGCAGTGGCCGTGCTCTGGAACTTCGTCGCTTCAGTCAGTCTTTCCAGCATACGCCGGTTAGTGGCAGACCTCAGGATGTTGTCGACCATCTTGGGGTCGGTGATCGCGTGCGTGTCTTCGATGTGAGTGGACAGGAACGCCTTGTCGTAGACGTGGGACAGATCGTCCTCGGGGTCAACAAGCTGGACCAGGCGCTCTTCAGGAGCAGTCGAGTACAGTCGATCCTTCATTGCCTGCGTGTAGGCGTTCCTGCGCCCACCCGCCACCTTCACGAAGAGCTGAGCGGCATCGGGTGTGATGCCGAACTTCTTGGCGGCGTCGTCATAGATCTGTGCGTCGAGAGTATCGACCACCTTGCGTCGGTCATGGGCTGTAGCAGCCTTGACCCACTGGTCCGCAATTTCTTTCTTGCGGTCCGCTGGGGTGTTCTTCATCTGTGCGATCACAGACGACAGATCTTCTAGCCCTCGGCTAGGGTCCTTGATGTGGACACTGCCCGGAATGCGAGACGCCGTAGTGGCGAGGAGGAAGCGCATCGGTCGGCCACCGAGTCCCGTGGGAATCAGGGCCTCACCTACGCGAGACTGGCGGATGCTAGCTCCGAGCTTCTCGGTCGCCGTTGAGGCGACGCGATCAGACGAACCGGCCATGCTGAGCAGATCCTGGAGCCGAGTGTATTCCTTCTCGTGCTCAGCAGTTAGCTTCATGATGGCAGCGGAGTTGTAGCCAACACCACCGAACCCAGGCTCGTTCCATGCCTTGAGCATGGCCGCGCCGAAGTCAGAATGAGAGTAAAGCTTGAGCGCGCTGGGCGAAGTCGGAGGCTCGCCCATGCGGTAGATGTTGTGAGCCATCTCGTCGCCAAGAGACTTGACGTTGTCGATGGACTGAGCATCACCCAGGATGGAGCCGATGATATCGGCCTTGGCCTGATGTCGAGCAGCCTCGTCAGTCGGGTGCAGGCGGTTGGCCCGCTCGAAGAACGAGGCGATAGCACCAGCGTCACCAGAAGTCTTGAACTCCGGGAGCTGGGCCATCTCACTGGCACTGAGCTTGTCAGTGCGGACGTACAGATCCTTGAGCTTGTTCGCTCCCTGGATCTCACCCTTGGCCAGCTTGCCGGTAGCAGCGGTAGCGCCACCCGTAGAGCGGGCAACAGCACCGGCCACTTCCTCGGGTGCGATGAGCACCTTGTTGGCCTTGGAGATAGCAGCAGCCTTGCCACCGACGATGGTCGGGTCAAGGACGTACAGAGCGGCGTCCATGACGCCGGTCCCGAGCTTGCCAGCCCAGGTGTTGTGGTAGAAGTCCTGAGCTTCCTTCTGGGACTGCTCGTCGTAAGGGTCTGCGTCCTGAGCCCACTTCGGTCCGAAGTTGAACTCTGACATCAGACCGGTCAGGTTGGCCTGCCCGGCAGAGATCGTCTCTGAACGATCCCACGCCTTAGACCACTGCGACATGTCGAACGCACCGACATCATCGGGGCGGTTCGCGACCTGTGCCCCGAACGAAAGGCCACGCTTGACCATGTGCACCGGGTATCCCAGGGCGGTCAGTGTGTCGCCAGCGACTTCCTTCGTGGCGTTGCCGAAAGGCTTGAAGATGTTTTCGCCGAGGAAGTCGGTGACTTCGTTGTGGGTAGCACCGGTCCAAACTGCACCGATTTTGCTAAACGCGCTAGGAGTAGTGTCTGGCCGCTCTTCACGGGTGATGTTGTCGAACCCGTTGGCGATCTGATCTTCCCAGTAACCAGCCACTTGCTTTGCCTAACTGTTTGCGATGATAGTTCTTACGAACTTCTTGAACCCCGGAAGGGTGTCGTCCGATTCAGCGATGCTGATCAACGTGGGGAGGTACTTCTTCAGTGCTTGTGCATCCTGGGTGTTGGGCAGCGGGCCGTTGGTGATGGCCGCCTGGCCCTGCCCAGGTCCGTACTCGGCCCCGTCTGTGACGGGTACGTCAGGCTGCTGGCTTGGCTCTCCCAGCCCAACGAAGCTCGGTGGCATCGGAGTGCCAGCCTCTGCCTGCTGGGCCAGTGGGCCTGCGCTCTGGGCCGCCTGAAAGTCTGCGTTCTCGCCGTACTGCGCGTTGGGCAGGTCCATCTTGGGCTGCCCGTCCGTACGCTGTGAGTGTGCACCAGGCCCGGACACAGCGGCCGGATTGGTTGGCTTCCTATAGCCGCCGTGTCCATTGGCCATTGGTTACCGACCAGCCTTGGCGGACTTGTCGTCGGCTTCCTTGCGGGAAGCCTCAGCCTTGGCGTCCTCGTCGGACTTGAAGTCCTTCTCGATCTGATCACCGATGTCAGAGAAGTTCTGACCAATGGCATTCAGGAGGCCGATGATGCGCTCGCGCGGACCCTCGTTGTCCTCGACGGTGAGGTTGGCAACCTCTTCGTAGACCCGGTGAAGGGCCTCCGCGCCAGCGATAACCCTGGCCCGGTCTTCCTTGCGGAATTCGCGGTCACTCATTTAGTACTCACTTTCGTTAATGGACTACTGTCCGGCAACCGGGTTGTACCGGCTGATACCAGCCTGGAGATTGGGTGCTCCGGAACCAGTCAGACCAGCGAACATCTGTTGCAGGTCAGGTCGTCCGTTCGGGCCTTCCGATGCGAGGCCCACACCTAGATCGCCAGGAAGCCCGGCGTCGTTGAATCCACCAGCAGTTGCATCCCCACCTGCGCCACCAGCAGCCAGTGGATCACTGGACTCAGGTGGAGCTGGAGGCGGCGGCGGTGGAGCCAGAGCCTCTTGGGCTGCTACCTCTACCGACTTGCCCTTGCCGAGAAGTTCGATGAACTTCGCCTGCTGGGAAATGATAGTCATCGGATCGCCACCAGAGGCAGCGATCTGTGGGATGGACTGAGCTAGTGCGCTCATCGCCATGATCAGTCCGTTACGGGACTGTTCGATAACGATCTTGTGCTCCTCTTCAGAAGCATTCAGATCGACTGGCAGTGCCCGGCGCACGTAGTCCTTAGACACGAGTCCGGCTCCGTCAGCCTGTAGCAAGAACACCAAGGCTCGGTTGGGATCGAGTCCGGCTGCAAAGCCATAAGTGATGTCAACGGAATGATCACCGTCGATGTCGCGGGAGGCTCGGTACTTGATGGCGTAGGGTACTCCGCTGTCGTTGCCACGGATCTCCTTCTCCTTGTTGCCGAAAAGCTTCTCGTCCATCTCGAAGCACAGCCGGATAACCCGGCGAAGACCGGCACGGATGACGGTCTGGGCCACACTGATCTGGGTATTGAATCCAGCGGCCAATTCCTGAAGCCCACGGCCAGTGATCTGGCTCGCGTCGGTCTGACCAGAGCGAGCTTCACTGCTCATAGAGCCGATCTGCTGCTCCTGCTTGAGCTGCTCTACAGCGGAGAATGCCTGAGCGGGCATGTCCAGCCGGGCGCGGCCTACTGCCCCAGCTCCAGCGTTGGTGTGGATGACGCCGTCAGGCCCCAGGGCCATGTCGTCCACGTCCATCGGGACGACCAGCGGTGCACGCACCGCCTTGTCCACGCCTTCCATCAACAGCATCTGGATACGGTGCCTAGCGAGCTGCACCCAGACCACGTCGTCGTAGGCTCCGCGAGGAGTCTCTTCGAAGTTGGGCCGC